ACCGCTCACCAAACCCCAGAAACGACAAAGCCCTGACTAATCAGGGCTCTGTCGGTACAAATATGGCGGAGGCGATGGGATTCGAACTCATGGACCTGTTACAGTCGACGGTTTTCAAGACCGCTATACCGACGTAATCAGGCCGCTACTCATAGCGATTTTTCGTTCCATTACTTTCATTTTTCAGCACCTCTACAGACCGTATTCTGTAAGGGGCCCGCTTTGAGTTATGGAACGCATTTTTCGGCTATTTTGAGGGTTTAGCGATGGCGCCAACACGACGATAAACCCGCTCGGTAATGTCGCCTTTGGTGTGCCCCAGCAGCAAGCTTGCCTCGCCGACATCGATGATTTCCGACGCAGCCTTTGGCCGGATGTCCCGGAACTGAAATCCACCGATCTTCGCCGCCAGCAGTTCGTCGCCTTCTTCGATTGCTGCCAGCTTCGCTTTCTCTCGCGCTATGTCCCAGCGCTTTCGCAGCATCGTAGCGGTCATCCTTTTCCCGTGTCGGCTCACAATCAGGTAGTTCGAGACGTGCCGAGCATTGCGCTCGGTTATCTCGGCGATTAGCCGGCCCAGGCTATTCGCCTTGCCGTCAGTGGTCATCTGGATACGCAGCTTTTTGTGTGTCTTGTTCTGCTGCACTCCCAAATATCCCCCCTCCGCATCATCCTTTCGCATCACCAGGACATCTGCCGGACGCTGACCGGTAAGGTAGGCCAGGTCCATCGCGTCTTTCAGCTCTTGAGCTGCCTTCTTGTACACCGCATCCCAAACCACATCATTTGCGTAATAGTCCCTCGGTGTTTCCTTGTTTTTGCGCACGCCCTGGCAGGGGTTTTCTTTTGTCGTCAGGCCCCACTCCCGAGCAATGTTAAAGACGTGGGAGAGGGTGGCGATCTCCCGGTTTGCCCGGACTTTGGCCGTCCGTGCATCTCTGTACCCAGCAATCGTTGCTGGTGTGATCGAGTCGATTGGGGCGCTGTCGAACATCGGCCGGAGCTGCTTGATCTCCGACAGATTGTCCTTTTGAGTTCGTGGCGCCTTCTTCGAGACGATGTCGCGGATATATCGGTCGAAGATGCCCTTCATGGTGCGCAAGTCGAGCGGCTTTTCCTTGGCTTCGAGTTCAGCCCATTTGATCCGGGCTTTATCCAGATCCTTACCGAGTGGAATGTCCTTGCCCAGCAGGTCACGGTAGTAATAAGCGGTCCAAACGGAGCCATTTTTGCGTTTGCGTGAACGTTGATACATCCGCGGGGGAAGGTGGTGGTGCTCGGTCTTGCGGGGGCGCATATCAGTTCACTCGCGAGAAGTCGGGCGTCCATGCCGGAGACGCCGGCGGTGGGTTGGGGTCAGCGATGGCGGGGGAGATCATGCCCAGCTTCATGCGGGCATACATCCGTCCAACCAGTGGACGCTTTCCTCGGCTTTCGACGAACACCCAATGACGATCTGTTAGCCAGCGCCGCTGGTAGGCCCGAGCCTTGTAGCCAGTGAGATCCGCCAGCTCTTCGTCCGAGAGAATTTCAGTTTCCATAGAGATACTCCAGGCCGCGCGTGGCGGCAGAAGGTGGGAATGGGGTTAATCCATCTGGTACCAGACGCCGCACTCGACGCCTTCGGCCTTCAGGGATTTGTACATGGCCTGCACACCGGCATAGCGCCGGTTGCCATGACCATCGAATGGGGCGCTGAGATGAAACGCCCGGGCGTGGTAGGTGGTGGCGGCCTGCATCCAGCCTGTAATGCCGGCCTTGTCCAGGGTGGCTTCGCGGAGGAGACCGACACGGATGTAAACGCGATCGAGGTTGGCACTACCGCCATCATCTGGCGCTGCGTTGGCGGCCGACTTGCCAGCCTCAATTGCGCGCGCAACAGCTGCTGCCAGCATTGGGAGCTGATCTTTGGTCACAGGAATTCCTCGCCCGCCCTTCACCGGCACGCGGTGAGTTGGGGGTTGGTTAGGACAGAAGGTCTGGTGCTGGGCGCTTGGCGCGACGAAGCGGGATGTTGTGTTTGCGGAAAAAGTCTTTGCGGGCAGCGAGCCAAGCTTTGTAGGCGTAACCGCTACGCGAACTGTAAGGATAGGATTCGTCGATGGCCTTGCTGATCGCCGGCGGGTCGTAGCCTTCTCCCTTGGTCCGGCGGTACGTTGAATCCATGCGCTGCCAGCTTTCGGAGTACCAATTCATCGCCGTGGCCCCGAGTAGATGAGCCAGGCCATGTAGGCGAGGGCATAAACTGGGATGATCATGGCTTCACCTCCGTGGCAGGCAATAGTTCGCAGGCAAGCTCAGCAGCTAACCCAACCGGCCACAAGTAGCGCGGACGTTGGTGATCCGGATAGGACTCCTCACGAATGACCAGCCCTTTCCGCATGAGCGCCTTGAACGTGCTCAGTACAGAGGGAGCTGCGATCCCGAGGCGGTGCCCAACCTGATAGGTCAGGCCGCCCATACCGAATACGCACGCTTGGTCGCCCCTGGCCAGCTTCTCGCAGTCGGTCTGATGCAGGTACGGTTGAGTGTCGCGATAGCGATAGGCGTTTTCCCGGCCGATCTTACGGATCTCATCGAGGACGCTCTGCTGTTTGTCTGTCAGCTTCATGGCGTCACCTGCTTGAACGAAATCGCCCAGACCCAGGGGTTGGCGTCCCAGTTGCCGCCGGTGGACGTCCAAAGATCTGCGAAGTCCTTTCGAGCATCTTCGATGGCCTGATCAGGTGCATCTACCCACCACTCACCGCCCCAGAGTGCTTCGCCGTGAGTATTCACGCCCTCGGCGGTAACCTGTGCTGGTGTGATGTCCTGCAACCGCTCGACACGGACGGCGTTGATTTCCAGTAGGATGCGGCTTGCCCAGCGCGGCATGTGAATGCTTGGCGTCCACCGGCTAACCGTTTCTTCTTTGGAGTGGTCGTAGAACTCGGCGTTGCCGCCGCTCGCCCGGTACTGGCAGTGCTCTGGCTTGCGGAAAGCATCCCAGCCATCACGCTCGACCAGGTGCATTTCCTTTTCGTCGACCAGCGGGCCAGCAAATGTCTCGCGCACCCAAAGGCGGTCACCTCGGTTGCCGTATGGGCAACCACCGTACATCGCCAGCTCGGCGACGCACTCGGCCTCGGTAGCTCCGAAAGCGCCAAACCCCCAGCGAGGATGGTTTTGGACGGTTGCCATCCATCTGAGCTCTTCACCTTCGGTACCGATCTGGTGCGGGATATGGTTCCCCTTGAGAGGTCGCCGGGTTACCGTTTTTCGGCCTTCCAATATGGCGCGGACCATTGGCCCGCTGAAAAGTATCGGATGTTCCTTGTGAGGGCCGATGGTTGATGGTGTTCTAGGCTTGGCCATCTGTGTCAGGCAGCGCTTGCACGTCACCTTGTCGCGACTGCCGGTACCGTCCCAGTCAGCGTTTGAATCCTCGTTCAGGCCGCAAGCTGATGAGCTGTGCCACTCGCCGTTTTGATCTGAGCCTGAACTGGTCGTGAAATGAATTCGTTTATTCACGGGCAATACCTGTCCTTTGCCGCTATAGCGGCTGACTTTGAAGGGGGAGGGAGTTACAGAGGCGTGGAGTACAGATGTACTCCTGTCGGTCATTCGCCCTGGTTGGCCAGCATGTTCAGGCGCATGCCCGATGTGCCGGGGATTTCGTGGCACCGCTCAACCTTTTCCAGCTTGAGTGCGGCACGGATTCTGGACAAAAGACTGTACAGCCTGTCACCGCCATCCTCTCGCTGCATGCCTGCGTGGTAGTCGACGCTGCGGTGCGCCTCGACTAGCAACTCTTCCAAGTCATCAATCCGCTGATCCGCTGCGTTTAGGCTCAGCTGCAGGGCTTTTTCGCGAGCTTTGACGTCCTCGAAATGCTGCGCCAGCGTGCAAGCGAAGTCGCCGGCCAGCCGCTCATTGATGTACTGGCGGTAGTCGTGACGCTTGAGCACGGTCTTGAACAGGTTATCGATGTAGCCGCGTCCGCCATCTGGCGTGTTCAGGTCAAAGCTGGGCTCGACGGGTTTGTTTTCTGTGGGCATGGGGCGTCCTATGCCGGGTCATGCCCGGGCGGTGGAGGGTGGTGAGGGATCAGCTACAGTTGAGCGATCAGCCAATGGAGGTGGGAGATGGCCCTTTACAGCGTAAATGCGGTTCGGATCAGCGAGGGTGGTGACATCCAAGCGTTGAGAGGTTTTGAAACGAACGGTTTAACCAGAGCGGTTATTGGCTCAGAGAGGGTATTTTCAATCCCGGAGTTGCTGGGCTTAATTACTCAAGGCGATTCATTCGATTTGTCGTTCATTGGTGAAAATGGTGGCAAAGTTTCTGGTGGCCTGGTCCTGCCTGACGGCCGTGGTTCGGTCCGCGCGGAGCGTGGTGGACAGGATAGAGAGGTCACAGATTTACCAAGATTTTAAGGCCGTTCATTCCAGCTGCCGAAGAATCCGCATACCGATCCAGCGAACGACGGTGACCGCCTTGCTGTTCCCGATCGCCTTGTAGCGCGGTCCGTCCGGACATTCGCTGGCTGGCTTGCCGCGCCAAGGGATCAGCGTGTAGTCGTCAGGCTGTCCCTGGAGGCGTTCGCACTCGCGAGGGGTGAGACGGCGCACCGAGCTGGTAAGCGAAACAACGTTGGGGCCCAGGGCAGAGTCGGTGTTGTCGACCTGCTTTCCGTAGTTGCTGGTCAGGGTCTGAGCAATTTCTCGGCAGGCAACAATTGGCTGGCCGCGCCCCGTGCCGTCCTCGCTGCCGTCGAAGCCGTCGGCCTTCAGTGTATGGGTGATATCGCCAGTGATGCACACCGCAACCTGTCCACCGGCGTTCGCATGGCTTCCCGCGTGGTTCATGGCGCGCAGCGTTGGCGCGATTGCTCCAGCGTCCGCACCGTGGTCCTTACAGGAGAATGCAAGGATGGCGTTTTCCTGTCCATGGTTCCGACCGAGTGGGTGCGCCTGGTCACGCAGAACATCAGGATCTTGCGTGCCATGCACGACCAGTAGACCGGCCTCGGCGTCTTGCTGAGTGGCGCTGCCGGCGGCTTTTCCCGATGACTGAAGCGTTCCCGCGACCAGGTGACCAGCCATACCGTGATCAACGTCGGCGCCGCCATCGGTGCTACGCAATGTTCCAGCGACGTCCGCAGCCGGCTGGATAAAGAACGTCTCGCTTTCCATGTCGAGCCTGCTGTCTTTCGCGGTCAACGTCGCCGAGCGCTCAACCGATCCGTCCAGGCTGTGGCCGCCAAATGCCGGAATCCCGCCAAACATGCTCACCGCCGGGCCTTCATCGCCCTCGCAGTTCATGCAGCCGTACGGTCCGAGTTCTTCGCCGAAGACATGCCCGCATCCGCACTGAAGCGCAGGGCCGAAAGGAGCTGTTCCGGTAACATCTTGCCCCTCGCCTCGGCGCGGCGCAGTATCCCGGCGCATGCCTTCTCGCTCAAAAAGTACCTCGGTGGGATCGAATCCGTCTCGAGCACTTGCGATAACGAACACACGGCGGCGTCGTTGGGCCAGGCCGAAATATTGGGCGTCCAGGATCCGCCATGCGATTGTTCTTTTGGGTCCATACACACAACCAGCGTCTGGCCACCTTTTCCCTGAAGGCTGCAGCTCGCAGTCTTCCCCAGCAAGCGCGCCAAGAAAGCATCCGAAGGCGTTCCCTTTGTCGCTGAGAACGCCGGGGACGTTTTCCCAGACAAGGACACAGGGCGGCTTTCGGCGGCCGGCGCGAACATAGTCAGTTGCATCTGCAAGCTCCACGTATTTGATGGTGAGGGCGCCGCGCGGGTCGAGCAGACCCTGGCGCATGCCAGCGACGCTGAAGGCTTGGCACGGGGTGCCGCCGACGAGTACATCCGGGGCGGCGATCTTGCCAGCTAGGACCAGGGCCCCGAGTTTTGTCATGTCGCCGAGGTTCGGCGTGTTCGGGTAGTGGTGAGCCAGAACCGCACTTGGGAAAGCCTCGATCTCGGCGAACCAGGTGGCGCGCATGCCCAGCGGATGCCAGGCCAAGGTCGCGGCCTCGATGCCGCTGCAAACGCTTCCGTAAGTTATGGGCATAGTGGCACCTCGCCGGTATATTCCGATTAAATTTCATGGAGGTTCGTAGATGTCAGACTGGAGTGAGTTGGTATCAGGGGCAGTCGGCGCTGGGCTTGTACTCGTATTTCAGCAAGGCAAGCAGACTTGGGACGATCGACGTGACTCAGCAAAGATATATAAGTGGCTCGTCGAGGAGGCGAAAAAGCCTGGAGCTCGAAGTCGTCGAACAACCAGAGCGATCGCCAGAGCGGTGAACGTCACTCCCGAGCGAACTGCCGAACTCTGCCATCAGCACCCACTGATATTCACCAGCGCCCATGGCAGGGACGATATCTGGAGCCTGACGCCAATTCGCTCGGGGATGTAGCTGCGCCTCGCCGGCTGGCGCGATTCGTTGAAGTGGGGTATTGGTGGCCAAACAATTTATGGAGCGGTATGAATGACGAGCCTTAAAAGCTGCGCCTCCGGCCTGATGATCGTTTCTTCAATATTGTCGGGGTGCCTTTGGGTTGTGGCAGCAAACGCGAAAGTACGGAAGACAGCTGATCAGGGGCTCGGAGGTATCGAATCCAGTGGGATCACGATTAGCAGTGATGATAGAAAAGGGAAGTACGACTACATCGCTACAGCTAAGAGACAGAGCATGTGGAACTCAGGAGCAGCTTGGCTTGCAGCTTTAGCGGCTTTTTCCCAGGCAGCCCAGGCGTACCTTCCAGATTGATTGGTTGGTTGGCTGCCTGAGCATCTCGGGGTGTCGAAGGGGATTACGATGCTGCGCGCTTGAGTTGTTCGGTGAGCTGGGTCGGCAGACCGCGCAGAGTCAGTGTACCGCCGGCTTCGTCGAACTCGACTTTTGAGCCCAGCAGGTGCTGCTCGAAGCTGATCGACAGACCATCGATTCGGCCGGTGAAGCGCCGAAATTTGTTCAGGGTCTTTTTGTCCGGTGGGAGTGAAGCCGAGAGGCCGTAATCCTTGTCGCGGATGAAGTCGGCAAACGCCTTTGGCTGGTCGTAGTCGATCACTTCGGACAATTCATCGAGGGTAATCGGCTCACCGAGCTTGGCCTGAGCCATCGCATAGCTGACCAAGGTGTTGGTCTTCTCGCGGGCTGACTCCTCACCAAGGTCTTCGCTTTCAACGAAGTCGCTGAACGCCTTGAGCAGGGTGCGAGTTTCGCTCGGGCCGTCGATCCCTTCCTGGCAACCGATGAAGTCGCGGAAGTACTCGTTGAGTCTGCGGCCCTGCTTACCCTTCAGGTACGAGATGTACTGGCGCGATTGCGGGTTGTTCTGCCACTCGCTGAGATTGATGCGCGCCGCCAGGCGGATATGGTCCAGATCCAGACGCTTGACCGTCATCAGGTGCAGCTCTTCGGTCATGGTCACTGCTTCCGTTTCCTGCACCAGAGCGATGGCCAGATACTGGGTCAGGCCCTGCTGGTAATGGCAGAAGAGGGCGTGCCCGCCGGTGGTCAGGTTCGACTCTTCCATCAGCTTGGTCAGGTGCTCGACGGCGGTGACGCTGAAGTCGAGGAGATCGGAGCCGCCTGCCAGGTACTTGCCGAGCCAGCCGCTGAGCGGGTGCGCACCAGATTCAGCGTGGAAGAAACCCCAGCCCTTGCCGGCGGTGGCGTTGTAGCTTTCGTTGAGCTGGCTCATTAGATCGTCCCGAGCCTGGCTCTCGACCTGCTCGGCAGCGCCGAGGAACAGAACGGCGGGGAGGCCATCGGGCTTTTTGTCGATCTTGTGGATCACGCTGTGAAGAACAGGCATTGCGGTTACCTCGGGTAGGCGCCGCCCTCCGTGATCGGATGCGACAGTGGCAATTTTGATTGTGGTGGGGTATTACGTTCCGCCGGCATTTAGCCGAGGAAAGGAGAGGTAAGTGGCTGATCTATTTTTGGACGACGTTCGCGGTTACTGGCGAGACCTGGCAGCTAAAGCATATGAAGAGTTTTGGAGTGAATATCAGGCGGACATCCAGCCCAGCTCTAACCATCTATTACTCGTATATCGAAGACTTCTTTGCGCGGCTCTTTTTCTCAACCATCAGGCGGATAAAGCTGCACCGATGCATGGCCTTGAAAGGGGAAACCATTTCATGGACCTAGTTGAAGAAAAGGATCGTGAAATGGGGCTGAAGCTCCATGCCTGCCGACACTTCGCGAACGATGCCAAGCATGAGATGAAGCGACTCCAACAGGCACGCACTAGGCCAAGAGAGTCGGCTTACGACAATGATGGGCAATCTGAGGTTTTTGAAATCCACATGCTCTCGTTGGATGGCGAGCTCTATGACATGTGTCTCGTGGCCGGAGATATTTGGAGGTTCTGGATCAGCTACTTCGATGGCTCGGCCCCCATCAACTTTCGACAGGCATTGGATCAGATCAAGCTGGATGAATGACCTCATCCCCCGGATCCTGCTGAATCATCAGCAGGCTTTCTTTTCGAAACATCCGCGCCACGTTTTCGCTTATTTGCACTTTGTGGCGCGGACTTTCCATCGCTTGGTATGAGAGGTTAGGGCCAAGCGCATGCGCATTTAGGATCAGATTCTGCACCGCCTCGTTGATTTCCTCTATACCGTTCCAGGCCATCAGCTCATCAAGCTTCTGCCGGGTGCCGAGCCTGACCCGGTGCCGCAATTCCTTCTCGTCGTACTGGATTCGCTTCTCGGCAGCCTTCGCCGATCGCTCTTGTCCACTCTTGGCCATGGCCAACCTCTTCTATGCCACTGGCCGGCAGCGCCAGCCAGGTTTGTCGTTTGCGTTGCTGCACGCGGAACCGTCTCACGCTGCTACCTTGACCTGATTCCAGGCTCCGACCGCTTCAAAAATCCGCGCAGCGTGAGCCTCGTCGAGCGATATGGATTCAGGAATAGCGATCCAACCAGAAGCCACCATCTGGCTTTGGTTGGCTGAGTCGCGCAGCTTCTTGTAGCAATGCTCGATCACGTCTTCCAAGTGGTCGGAGAGGTACACGCCGTCCGGCGCTACCTCAATCGACTTGCTGTAGCGGTCACCGCGAGCATCAATACAGAGAGCGCTGAGGTAGATCGTCCAGCGATGGGGAATACCGCACACAGCCTGGCCAATCTTCCCGGGAGCGATGTTCTTCAGCGACTTGTAATTGATCATGCCCTGATGGCCGCTGGGATCGATGTTCACCACTGCGACGTGGTTGGTGCTGAGCAGTGCCCGGCACGATCGCTCGACTCGGGCGCGCATGTTGTTGGGTTTGCGCTTGCTCATAGTGAGTCCGCCATTTTGCGAAGCGCCAACCGCTCAGCCCGTGTCATCGCCTTGGGGCGGCGTTTGAGGACGGTGTCTGGATCGATCTTTGTGGAACGCTCAGCAGGTGGTGGATTGATTTGAGCGGGCTCCGACCTGGAGAAGCGCCCGCCCGCGGCTAAGTGCTGTTCGACCCGACTGGAAAGCTCCAGCGCTTTCTCGCGCCGGTACTCGATGTCGTATTTAAGGTTGCTGATCATGTTCAAGCTCCTAAGCGATGGGCCTGCGCCCGGGCCTTGTCCGCGACCTCATCGACCATGCGATTCAGCTCCAGGTTGAACTGGACCAGCTCTTTGTGCAGGTTGGCGATGTAGTCTTCGTCGCGGTGAATCGTCTCGATGTAGAGCTGACACTCTTCATCTTGGCGAGAATCGAACGATAGGAAGTCCCACCATTTCCGCCCCGTAACGAACATGCAGCCTTGGACCTGCGGCATGTGTTCCTCGGGCATGCCTTCGAGCCATGTCCTGACGTGAATCGCCTCATTGAAGGGGCACTTAGACTCGGTGCCCCCGTCATCGTTGATCAGGCCGTCTGGTGAGCAGCCGAGCCAGTCGTACTTCGGGTGGACGATGAACTCTGATGGTATGACGATGTTGCCGGTCAGCATCTCGTAGGCGTCCTGAGCCTTCTGTTCTTCGGTGTGACCCCACTTCATGGAAGCACTGCTGACGTTGTGCTTGGACTTCTTTGCCAGTCGCTCGAAGCACAGTTCGCGCATGTATGAGGTGCGCGCACCCATAGGCTCGCGCTTCCCATTTTTGTCAGGCTTCCCCCAGGCAATCACATCTTTGAACCGGCTGGCTGTTACTCGGCCAGATCGGTCTGCATGCCACTTTTCAGTGCCCTGAAGTTCCGTTCTCACTACGCCGCTTCCCCGACCTGAGACAGGCCGTCGTTGTTGCCAGTCATATCGGTAAAGTCGCCATCAACGGTTGCCGCCATGTTTTTTAGCGCTTCGTGGCACTCCAGGCCGATCGCTGCGCGCTGCTTAGGCTTGAGACCTGCCCAGGCTGTCGCATAGGCTTCGATGTCCTGCCGTTTCGCGACGACCAGAAGGTCTGCGAATACTCCGTCGATTTCCGGCGATGGGGATTTCGGGCCGAACGACACACCAGCAGCGGCAGCGGTGTTTGAAGCCTGCTTCGCAGGGGTGATATCGATTTCACCGCCGTACGAGTCTTCGAACTCGTCGGGGGTATAGACGCCGAGGATGACGTCAGGGCAGAAAAGTCGCGCCCATTTCTTGGTCACCAGGTAAGCAATCTGCTGCTTGGGGTCTTCCGCCCAAAGCGTAGAGTTCCGCGTGCGGACCTGGGTGAGCAGTAGTTCCAGAATGCGTGGCTCGTCTTCGCCTTTGAAGGTTGCCCAGACCCTGATCCCGAGACCTTTCTCGTCGTCAAAGCTCCAGGCCGGAACGCGGTACTTCTTGAACTCGCCAGTGTCCTCGTCCTTCTTGGTTTTGCTGGTAACTTCACGCATCTTCCCGATGACGTTTTCCCAGCTGCCGAACCACTCGAAGTTCAAGCGACCCTTGACCGGTGCCTTGGCGGTGATCACTGCGTTGACGAGCTGCGCCTCATAGCTCAATGCACCGCCGTTGACGATGAACGTCTTCTGCGCAACAGCGAAGGGGTTCATCTGCCACTGCATTGCTTGTAGCACTACCGCCATGCAGTCAGCTTGATTGCCCTTCAGATGCTTGGGGACTGTTGTCACGCCTTTCGACATCATCATTGCGAGGTCACTCATCGACTTCATGGTGCCCGGATCAAGAATGAGCGCTGCCGCGTTGTGCGATGGGTCGTGATACGTGGCGAGACCAGTTGGTGCTTGGGTGTCTGATTCGTTCATTGCGCTCTCCGTGGCCGACAAGGAATGAGTCGACCTTTAGATGGAAAGGGTGGTTAGAAGCGGATGGCTTGAAGCCAGGCGCGAGCAGTGTCGAGGTCCACGTCGAAGCCCAGGGCTACCACCTCGACAATGTCGTCAACCGTTGGCGCGGTCGTGGTCACATCGTCGGATTCAGCGGCGCTTGCATGTGCGCTGACATGTGCGACTTCAACCTTCTCAGGCACCGCGGGCGCAGCCACTGAAGTGGCTGGAGCGGGTGCGGCAGCCTGTGCGCGCAGACGGGCTAACTCTTCCTGATCGCGTTGATACTGTGCGTCGCGTTCGCGCTGCTGGCGCTGTTGCTCTTCCTGCTGCTCACGTTGTTGGCGTTGCTGTGCTTCCATGTCGCGGCGCTGCTGGTCCAGATCATCCTGCTGCTTCTTCAACCGCAGACGGTCTTCCTCGGCGCGTTGCTTGCGCAACTCCTCAGCTTCAGCGTCGGCAATGCGTTGCTTCTCGCGCAACTCGTCGAGTTCTTTCTGTTGGGCCAGCAGCTTGGCGGCAGCCTCTTCTCGTTCAACGGCAGACCTGTGTAGCGTTTCAAGCTGCTCAATAGCGTTGTCGCGAGCGATGGTGCCTTCAGCTTCGAACTCGGCATATTCTTCGGGCAGAATCACCGATTCCTTGACGCTTTGCAGGACGCTTGCGACATCAGCAGCGCTGCGGCTTGCATATGCAGCAGCGACAGAACTGAAGCGGGTAATCTTCGTCCGGATAGCTTCGACACGTTCAGCCTCGACACGCTCGCGTTCGGCTTTGGCATCAGCTACGCGCTTTTCTTCGGCCTTGATTGCTTCGTCAACAGGCGCCTCGATTGCCAAGACTCGATCCTTCAGGGCCTCGCCGAACTCCTTAACCTGGTTGACGCGAGCCTGGGCATCTTTGACTTTCTGTTGATATGGAACGAGCGCCGTCTTGGTGGTGTTCGCCAGGGCGTAGCGCACGTCGCGGATATCAACGCGAACTTCCTTCGCATTCGCCAAACCTTCGCTGGTCGAGCAGTCAACGACCAGCTTCGCGTAAGTGGTCTCCAGACGGACGATCTGTTCCTCGTGCGGCCGATATTCGGCGATGTCGGTGACGGCAACCGCAGGAACCACAGATTTTTGTACGTCGTCGGTTTCGCTCATTTCGAGCGATTCTTGTGCTTGTTTAGTATTTCCGGACATGACAGTTCCTTGCGGCGCGGTGCGCAGCTTTGAAGGTGTGGGTTATTGGGTGAGCTGGCCGGAGTAGGCGCTTGCCAGCATCCATGCGGTGAAGAAGAGCAGGGCGATGGCTGAGCCGCGCCAGAACCAAAAGCGCTTTGCGCGCTGATAGGAAGTCATGGCCGAACCCTCACCGCGATCCGGCCGCCTTTCATGGTTGCCGCCAAGCGTTGCGGCAGGCTTGCCACGGCACGCTCACGCGGCTGGCCGATCACTTCATTAAACGGAAGGCCGAAGCCGAGCAAGATCAGCTTCGATTCGATCTCGTCGAGCTGCTCGTCGATCAGTGATTTAACCGGTGGGGTCGTCATGCTGCTGCTCCCTGCTTGTTCGACTCGTTGTAGGAGGAGTAAATCTGATCGATGCGCGCCCGGTAGTGGCGCTGCTCGCTGTCGTCGATGACGCGCAGCAGGTAGGCCAGAGTGATTACCGATGTCGCAGCTGAACTGGCGTTTGGCTTGCCCAAATCGCGGATCATGTTGTCGATCTCGCCTTCGATCCAGGTGATCGCCGTATCGTGGTCGCGTTGTTGAGTGCTCACGCTGCGCCTCCTTTTGGCGGACACACCATTTCCATTTGAGCCATGGTTGCGGTAATGCGCCGCTTCAGGCTTTTGCGCTCTTCGATTGAGCGAGCGGCACGATCAGCCAGCGCCTGAGTGCGCATCTGTTCAGAGGATTCGTAGTCGTGGAACTCGTCGGGCTTCGCTTTCTTCTCGCGACCCCAAGCGTCGTAGCGCCTATCCCACTCTCGGGCTTGCGCACCGTCTGCATAGCTGGTTGCCATGGTCGCCTCCAGAGTGGCGGGGTGTTATGCGGCGTTTGCTATCCCGCTCGGCGAGTTACGCAGCGGTGTCCGCCAGTTCTTGTCGAAGTCGGCCATGGCCGCTTCAGGGGTATCGCCGAAACCAGCAACGCCGGAATGCAGATCGGCGCCGAACAGGGCGCAATATTGGTTGCCATCGATGCTCAGGGCAGGGCGGAACACGGCTGAAGGGCGGGTGTAGGCGTGGTTGATGTCGCCGCACACTTCTTGAACTGCACTGACGAACAGTGCCGATGCGTAAGCGCTTTCTTGGTCGTTCATGTCTGTTGCCTCTATGGTTGATCCAACAAAACTCGGCTGCACTCATCCGTTCCGCTGGTTGCCGTTGGGCGCGGAGGGGAGTGCATGCGGGCGGTGTCGGGAGAGGATGCCGGTTACTTGTCCGGCGCTGATGTCACCAGCAGATCCTGTGGGCCATGCCCGCTGCGGGGCGCTGACAAAGCGCGCTCTCCGGAACCGATATTCTCTCGTCGGTCCAAGCGCCCAGCTCTTTAGTGGCTGGGAACACTGCTGCTCGGCAGCGATTGCTTACTGGTGCATGGCTGCAAATCCTCCGTGCAGGGTTTCAACTGCGGCGGTGCGCTCTGACAGTTGGTGGCGCAGATGGCCGGAGCTGATCCCGGCATGAAGTACTGAGTTCGTCATGTCACTGTTCCGCATGACCGGCTTCGACCCTTGCACATGTAGTCCCGCAAGGCGTCACAACAAGGCCCGAGCCCCACGCGCATCAGCACTGCGCATTCATCTGCTCGCCGGTCACGTCTCCGGCGCCGGGTTCCACGGCCGTGTTCAGTTCGCCAGCGCTCGATAACAACCGATTCTGGGATTCGACGCAGGTGGGCGGTTATAGGCCGCAGTTTCGTCCGCATCGGAGAGTGATCGAAACACCAGGGCGCAACCCCTGCTTGTTTCCCGCCGCGTTTATAGTGTTGGCCGTCTCGCTCATACCGGCTCAGGAGATTCCCGGGGCTTTGCGATCCTAGCGCTGCAGCCCGCTTGGGCACGCTTCGATCACTCTCCGATGCGGCCTGGTGCTGGGGAGTACCAGGTGCTCGGGATGCAGATGGCCGAATAAGGCCGCTACGTCTATTTGTTGAATGCCTCAGCTCCCGCTGGTCCAAGGCCACGTCCGCTTTCATCTGCATCCGTCTGTCCACTCAGCGAATGGACAGAGGTGATGCTGTCAGTCGTAAATGCCGTAGCTGAAATCGTCTTCGTCGCAGTCCACCAAAATCTTGGAGGCGCCGAAGTAGAGGGCGGCGAGCAGCTTTTCGAACTTCGATCTGAAGCGCAGGGTTTGGCCGATTTTCTCGTTGTCGATGCGTGCGGCGTAGACGGTGCCGATTTCACGACCTCTTTCATCCTGGTCATTTCCGCGCTTATCGAACGAGATGTGGATCGCGTTATCCAGGTTGTACTCACTGCGCTCGCGGCTGCTATAGGACGATTCTTCTTTTGGCTTCTTATCGAAGTAGATGTGCAGGCCGCCGTACTCGGATTGTTGAAAACGTATGTCCGGTCGCTCCCAGCGCTCCTCTGCGGCGCTTTCCTTGTGGTTGTCGATGAAGGATTCGAGAAGGTCTTGCAGGCTTACCACCGCTGGCATCTGATCCTTGGTGAGCACTTCGTCGATAGCTTCCTGCGCGCGGCGCACCATGTCGGCCTCTACGCCGCTGGTTTCCCACTTTTCTTTCAGCGCCCTGGCGATCATGTCGTTGTAGCGTGTCAGCTCGAAAACTGTGGTCAGGTTGGCTGGCAACGCTGCCTTGATTGCCTCCTCAACCTGTTTGCCCATATCGCCATAACGACCAAAGCAGTTGTCGATCACCTTGGTGAACATGATCTTCACATGCTCGTCGATGATTGCTGCCGGCTGGTCACCTGCAGCAAAGGCGGTGACTCGCTCAGCCAGCAGCGCTTGAAGGGTTTGCTCGCTCATTTGGTACTCCGTGCTTATCGGTTGTTTTCCCAATGCACCCGGTCGCCCAGGTGCATCAGTGAAAAATTCCGTTTCTCCACCACGCGCATCGCCCGATTCATATCGCTAACCTGCGTCACACATTTCGTGCTCGGTGTTCTTCGCAGATCGGCTTGCGTGGTTTCGCGTACTCACATCTGGTGAGCACGGCCAGTTCCAGAGCTGGCGTGGCATCGACTGTTTATTGCTCGCACTTACCGGCTGAAACCCGGGGTAGTCGATGGCGAGGATCCTGAGCTGTTAAAGAGCGGCGGATCTCTCGACCCTTCGCAGCTGGCCCCTGATTGGGTGCCGGTTGCGATGGAGTGAATATAAGCGTGCTTATCTGTATCGTCAATAAGCTTGCTTATATATTTTCGAATAGGCGATAAAAAGCCCGCTCAATGGCGGGCTCATTTCAAGCTTCGCAGTACTCTCGCCACCCAATCCTTACCGCGCCGCTCTCAAGACGCTCCATGCGTATCCCGCTGGTCTCCTCAATCTCCTGGAGGACTTGCTGCCATGCTTCTGCGGGTTCTGCTTCAAGCCTGGTGACAGTGATGGCCTGGACTTTTTGGACGCCAGGCGCAGCTATCAGACGCTGGATGCGCCGACCAACCAATTCATATGAGTCTCTGGCTTGTGATGCGGGTGACGCGATTTTTGTCATAGGAAGCTCCTTGCTATAGCTGTATGTATGTACAGTATTGTTCCTGCCATTTTTAAGCAAGAGGCATGTTCTATCTGGTTCGGGGGGGCAGGCAGGGGGGGGGCGCCTTTTCTCCTGGCGAAAAAAGGTTCGCGCTTGGCGGCTTCATGACTTGAGGTAGGCGATTCAGCTGGGGCGGGCCTTTTTGTGGAGTCGCGCCGCGATATCTCGATATGTATCGCTATCGGTTGCAGCAAGGAGCTTCTTGCCGCTTTTGAGCGTGGCCACAAATGTCACTTCGGTTTCTCTGCCCGCTAAGAGATAGCCAGCCACAGCCCCCACCGGGCCTAGCAACATGGCGCCAGCTATCCCCAAACCGATGGCGCTTTTTATGTTCTTATTGGAGTCCACGTTCTCGACTTTCAGGTCTTTAAACTCAGAGACAAGGAAGTTGCTTCCGGCTCTTGGGTTGCTGGCCGTTTTAAGCGTTATGGTGCCTTGGTTGTACTCTCCGTCACGCTGGGGAAAGTCGCCTGCGAGAACTATGATCTTTGCCATGTGGAATGTCCCTAGGCAATCATTGCTAACAGACCATTCCGCGCCCGTAAGGTGCGAGCGTCAATGCAGTGACGATGAAAGGATGTGCCGTCAGTCCGTTGCGTGCCGAGCTGCACTGGCCGATCCAGATGCTGATCTCCTCGACGGCAGCCTTAGGACCATGACGCTATGGTTGATTCGGTAGAGAGGCAAGATCCGGGGGAGGGTGGATACGAAAAGCCCGGCGCTGGACCGGGCTTTAGCCATGTCAGACAAACTATTAATGGGCTTGTGCTACTCCCCGCAGAACAGTAGCAGAAGCGGTTTGCGATCTAGCGCTGGCAATGTTCCCTAACGACACCACGCCAACTAGGCGCTTGTCACGGTTGAGTACAGGCAAGCGGCGGAGCTGAACATCGGCCATGTTTTTGGCCACATTCTCAACGTCCTCATCCTCAAAGCAATAGCGGATGCCACCACTCATTATTTTGCTGATAGGGGTATCCGCTGCGAGTCCTTTGGCTACGCCTCTGACTGCGATGTCTCGGTCCGTGATCATACCAACCAGGCGTTCTTGCTCCTCGATCATAATGGCGCCGCTGTCGATCTTGGCCATGAGGCTGGCTGCTTCTTGGATTGTGTTGCCGGGCTTGGCTGTTTTAACGTCCTTCGTCATTACTTCCGAAATCTTCATGAAAAGACTCCTCTTAAGTGATGATTCAGTGGGCAAGGGCTGCCATTTATTTCGACTGAAGGAGGACGAAAGGGGTTCAGACTCATTCACCCCCACTGGTCGACGTTAGGCCAAGCAACGCCCTATCGGTAGGCCGCTGGCGAGGGCTGTCTTGATCTCTATTCTGCCTGCGGGTTCATCCTTCCCGCCTTCACCTCATCAGCGTAAGCAGTCAGCCTGCCATCGCGATTCTCAGCGCTACCGCAGCCTCAAGCAGCTTATGCGCCTGAATCGAGACAGCCGCCGCCAAGACATCATTTCCAGCGTCTTTCAGCGTTGCCGCCAAATCGAGCAGTTTCCCAATCTCGATCTCAACGACGCGAATGGATTTGGTTATTTGGTATTGAAGTGAGTGCGCCATACCGTCCCTTGTGCCCAGATCGATGGGACTTCCTTGTGCCAGGTGGGCCGCCGTACCTTAATGGTTCTGCGGAGAACAATTAACCGGGTTAACCTTTAAACGTTGTAGGCGTGTGTTGTAGGCCCGCGCTACAGCATCCCTTCAGCATGCCGAGCGAGACAGATATCACTGAGTTTCCTACCCATAAGATGTGCATGCGCACGAAGACTCCGCGGTCGACTCACCTGCCGTCTATTTAAAACTTCTGAAGCGCCCGAACCACAACCCCGACGATCCGGCAGTCCTCAGTGAAAGGCTCGATTCGCCATGACGGGTTCAGCGGCTTCAGGAATAGCTTGCCGCCGTCATTGACCAGCTTCTTGAAGGTCGCTTCGTTGCTATCCGGCAGCTTGGCGATCACTAGCTTCCCAGGGGCAGCCTCTGCCTCGGTGTCTACCAATATCAGGGTGCCTTCGGTAATGCTTTGCCCAACCGGTGAGGTCATCGAGTCGCCTTTGACCTCAAGCCAAAACGCCGCACCTTTTGAGTCGTACTCGGAAAACTCATAGCGATCCGAGAAGCCAGCGGGGTAGGGCTCCACGGCCTCAGCCCAAGCGCCGGCGGCTACCCAGCTGATTACCGGGTAGCGGTATGACTCAACGGGCTGGCGAGATTCGCCCACGTTGGATTCGGTCGCCACTGAATTGATCATCTGACCAATATTCTCAGATAGCCAAATGGCGCTCACGCCGCACGCATGCGCAATTTTCGGCAGGTGCGCGCTTTGTAGGTTCTTTCCAGTTTCCAGCTGCGAGATCACCGGCTGCTCAACCCCCGCCTTAAGAGCGAGAGCCTTCTGCGTCAGCTTGGCGTGAATTCGTGCGGATTTGATTCTTTCGGCGAGTGTGCTCATCCGCTGGAATTTATAAGTTCCCTTATCGGCTTGCAAATAAGTGTCCTTCTACTTAGGATATAAGCAGGCTTATCAGGAGGGATCTCAAATGACCCCCATCGAAAGGCTCGTCGTTCACTTCGGCGGGCAAACCAAAACAGCTCTGGCTCTCGGCGTATCTCAGGCTGCGGTTTCGTACTGGGTGTCTGGCATTTACTTGATGAGCGCAGAGAAGGCATTCAAGGCGGAGGAGCTTACAGGCGGTGAAATCACCGCTCGCGATCTCTGTTCTCGCCATCAGCCAGCTCGTAAATCAGCCGCCTAACCCAGCCCAGTCACACCGACCCCGGAAGTGAACCAATGGCCTACAAAAACAAGACGCATCGCAACACCCACCAGCTGAAGTCGCGCCTCAATGACGCCGCTTACGCGGCTCTCCAGGTGGAAGCGTTAGCGCGTGAGCTTCAGCCGGGCGCCTTGGTTCGCGAACTCACATTGGCGGCTTTGCGGTTCAAAGAGGATTACGGCTACTTCCCCTTGGTTGACGACAACCCACTTGACGGCTTTCCGGAGCTAAGCGAGTTGGCCCGCGAACTGAAAATGCAGCCTCGCGAACTGCACCGCGAAATCATTCGATCAGCCCTGCAAGCCAAGCGAGAGCAGGACGCTATCACCCAGGTCAATGACAAGAAACTCAGCGCCTGACTAGGCCATGGAGGAGGCGCCAATGCCTGCAATAACGGAAGTAGGGCAGTACACGCAGGACGAGAAGGACGAGCTTGAGCGGTGGGCTGACGAGAGCGGTATCGGCATGGATCAGCTGGCTGTCCGGATTTTGCAGATGGCAGATCGCGCATACGGGATCGAGCGACGAAGTGCCGCACGCCTTGCAGCAGATAACGCAGTCCTGCGAAGCCGCCTCTCTGTTCAGTGTGCACAAGGGGCGCATGCAGAAAACGTTGTTTCGATTTTCCCTGAAAGGTAACTGTCCGGCCCCTTATTAGGGGCCAGCGCAGTAGCGATTGGGCCAAGCGGGGCTGGCACCTAATAAGGGGCCAAGAAGAAAAGAAGGTCATGGATTCATCCCTGATCAGTTGATGAGCGAATGATCGCGGATCAGGTGGCATCGGGCCACGTAACAATTTCAGAGGTGTGACATGCAGGAACTGATGAAGGCGATTTACGAAGTGGTTGATGACCACGGCACCAGGAAAATTGCTGAAGGCGCTGACTTCAAGTCCCGGACCCTGCTTTCTCAGAAGGCCAACCCTGATTACGACACCCACCGCATGAACGTGGAAGAGCTGCACCGGATCATGAAGTTCACCCAGGACTTCCGACCATTGAAAGCTTGGGCTGAGTCGTTTGGCTTCGACCTTGTCCCGAAAGAAAAACCGGAAGGCATCAACCTGAACACCGCGCTGCTTCGCCTACACGCCGATCTGGCAGACGTGACCCGTCTTGCGTTCGACGCCCAGGCGGATGGCCGTGTTTGTTCTCGCGAAAAGACCGATCTGCTCAAAGAGGCTGAGGAAGTGATCGTCAGCCTTGAAGTATTCAAACAGTCGGTCAAGGCCGCCTGAATC